GCACCACTCCTGGATGATGACGATGCTCTGGAAGCCCTCTGGAAGAAGCAATATTCTCTAGATGCTCTTTCCGCAGCAGACCAGTTCAAGTCTTATGAAGATCTTGAGAAGCGTCTGAAGTATGTTCTGGGTCAGAAGACTGCTCCCAGTCCACGTCTTGATGAAGAAGTTGATGATGAGGACAACGATCGTGGTTCTTATACTCCCAACTTTAATTCGCGTCGTGAGGAGAGTGAACTTCCTGAAACTCTCAGTAAGCAACTCAACAATCTTTCTTCAAATTCTGATGAAGATGAGGATGATGCCATTTCTTATTTCCAGAAACTGGTTGATGACTGATCATCCATAAAGGCGAATATTATCGCCTCTCTTTAAGGTTTGGGACACATACTGTTTCGAACCTTTTTTGTATGTCATTATTTCATCGATGTCGTTGAATACAACATTTAAATATCTGGGCTTTAATACAAAAATACTTCTCTTATTATTTTCAATTCTTTCTTCATACTCATAGTTTGTTATTGGAGTAATTAATTTGTCCTGAAATACTTCTACAATTAATGAAGTTCCAACATCATAATACTCATAGTAATATGTTACATTAGTTGATCCATCACTAGCGGTGCTTACTTTTCTAACAAAACCTCCACCAGTATCCCAAGTGTTTGAAATGCCAATACCCTTTTCAAGAATAATTTGATTCAAACTATTTCTTATTTCTTTTGTTTCATAAGTCTTTATTCCATTATAAAGATTGTCATAAGAACCATACTTATCTAACATTATTTCTTCAAACTCTGTTTGAGCAAGAGGCCACTCTGATTGTAAGTTTAATATATTATTTGATAATAATATTACCCAGTCTAATGTAGAATCTCCATAAAACTTAAAGGCAACATTATCTGGTCTTTCATCTCCAATAATGTTATACTTATCAAAGAACAAAAGATTGTCTTCGATATCAGGTCTCAACTTTCCTCTTTTAAATAGGTTTTTTACTTGAGTGTATTGTGATATGTTGTCTATATTATTGCTTCGAGTAACATAATCAAAATTTGGTACTCTTCTAAAATATTGTTTTGACATTTTTAGAACCCTGTTGTTAATAGTGTTTTTGCTTCATCCTCATTATCATTAGCGTAAATTGGTTCAAGTTCACTAAAGGATAATGATAGATTGTATGATGTCATAGAACCATCATTATATGTCATATAGGTATTGTCTGGAGTATAATTGACCGAAAAATTAGTAAGAGCACAAGCTTTAATTTTATTTAAGAATGGATGCGGCTGATTGGTATTAGCTGAAAATATATACTTAAGTCTAAAAGCATCTGGTGATTTTAAAAATAAGTTTGATTCAGATCTTCTTGCCGCCATTCCTATTTTGAAGAATAGTATTATTCTTTTTATCATTCTTGCTTCAGCGTCACTTCTTGGAGTCATTTTAAAATTGTATTTAAAAGTTCTTAATTTTGGTCCAGTAAAAAGTAACTCCAAGTTGGGATTTAGAACTTGACCGGTTGATCTTCCCGTAAGGTTTGTTCCAAGTTGTTGTTGCGCAAAATATGCCGTTAAATATGGTATTAGAGCAGGATCTCCCGCCCCAGCTCCAATAGAATTAGCTATACTTTCTATAAAATCCTTACTAGCTTTGCCAAATTGAAAATTACTTAAATTATCTATAGCATCAATAGCAGATCTGCCGAGAACAGTTTGAATAGCGTTTGCGCTGTCATCTTTCCAATCAACACTATTACTTTCAGATATTCCAGGATGCATTGGCAAATAAACCACACCTTTAGATGCTGTTATTCTTGTTTCAACGCTCTCGGGAGAAAGCCTATCTAGACTTTGTGAAAGAGGAGCTTTATACTCAAAGTTTTCAATTCGCAGATAATCATAATTTGTACTACTATCATCATTTAGAAGTGGATATCTCAAGGGTCCACTATCAGTTGCTTGAGGTTCTGCAGGAGATGCTGACTGAGTAGCAGCTGGATTTCCTTCGCCATTTACTTCAGATCCTGCAGCAGGATTTTGACCGATAGTAAAACCTGAAGATACTCCTTGAGAAAAAGCCTTATTAAATATCTCTTGTCGATCTTGTGGAGTTAATCTATTGATAATGGAAGCAGCCCCTTGGCTGAATGGATCAGAATTGAGATCCACAAATTCTGCAGTAGGCAAAAAGGTTTCCTGTGCTTCCGTAGGAATCCACGCATTAACAGATTTAGAAAAGTTCGCAAGTTTAGTTCCGTTGATACTGGCAGAAACCTTCCAAACACCTTCGAGATTTTCTACTGTGACTGTTCCAGGTATTTTTATATTTCTTGAAGATCCATTTATGGAGTCTACATTTTTATCTGTTGTTACTACTGTACCAGTATGGGTATCGTTACTCATCGGACATTTTTTAACTATTTATTATCCAATACCCAATTCATCTTCAGTTATGACTTTAAAATCTATGAGTCTATCTTCACACCACTCTTTTGCCGCTTTCCATTTTGCTTGATTGATAGCATAGGTTTTAGATTCATATATAAAAGATTTTGTTACTCTAGATCTTTTCTTTGGAGGAACAGTTTGTTTCTTGGGTTTTACTTCAATTACATATGTTTTTATTTTTCCAGATTGTTCTTTAAGTTTAACTATAAAATCTGGATAATACCTATGAAATTTATTGTCTATAGGAGAGAGATAAGGAATAAAAAACTCTTCAGAACCCCAAGATATTATACTTTCATTTAAATCGCACCATCTGCAGAATTTTCTTTCCCAACTACTTCTACAGATTATATTGTTATGGTCACCTTTATATTTTTGAGGATTTGAAGGTTTGTATTTTGACTTTAAACTTTCTGCCATAACTCTACTACATAATATATAAGGTCAATATATTTATAAATGGGAGCACCAGGAAAACCCGAATATTATTCTATAAGTGATCTAAAATCTAGAATGCTTAATATAGCTCAAACTTCACTCTACCATGTGAAGTTTGAGTTTCCAACTTCAATTTCAACCTTTGTTGGTCAGAGAGGAATTGTATCTGGAGATATTAGTAACATTGAACTCTTATGTTCTGAAGCAACTCTTCCAGGAACAAGCTTAGCAACTCATGATGTGACTTCAGATTATCATGGGGTTACTGAGAAGATGGCATACCGTAGAGTATTTGACAACACATTAAACTTAACTTTTTATGTTGATAGAAATTATAAAGTTATAGAATATTTTGATGGTTGGATTGATTATATTACTGGAGGTTCTCCACTTCAAAGAAGTGATTATAAAAGTCCCTATGTAAATTATAGGATGAACTATCCAACATCTTATAAGTGTGATATGTATATTGTAAAGTATGAAAAAGATATTGGCACAACTTTAAACTACACTTTTGTTAAAGCATTCCCAATTTCTGTGATTTCAACACCGGTTAAGTATGAAGAAAGTCAACTTTTAAAATATAATATTTCTTTTTCTTATATTAGATATGTTAGAGAAAGAAGTACAATTGAACCGTTAAGAAATTTAACTAACGCAAAAGCACCAGGAGTTGCGGAATTAAATGGCGCAAACTTCTCACAAGGAACTAGTTCTGAACTTGATAAGATAAGAGCAGCGGCAGCATTAGCTACAATAGGTAAAGCAGAAAACGGACTTGGAAGTAGAATACTTGCGAATAGTCCTATTGCCGAAGCTGCTTTTGGTGTTCTTACCAATTAATAAATATTATTACTGAATCACTATAGGACATTATGCCTTTACCAACAATTGCGACTCCATCATATGAACTTGAGTTGCCATCGACTGGAAAAACAATTAAGTATAGACCATTTCTAGTTAAAGAAGAAAAACTTCTTGTTCTTGCATTAGAATCAGAAAGTAATAAAGAAATCTCTAATGCAATTAAAGCAGTTCTAAAAAGCTGTATTCAGACAAGAGGTGTTAAAGTAGAGTCTCTGCCAACATTTGATATTGAATTTCTGTTCTTAAATATTCGTGGTAAATCTGTAGGTGAAGAAATTGAAGTTAATATTATTGCTCCAGATGATGGTGAAACAAGTATTCCTGTAAGAATCCTTATTGATGATATTAAAGTAACAAAGGATAAAAATCATAACAATAAGATTAAACTTGACGATAAACTTTTCATGCAAATGAAATATCCTTCTTTGGATGAGTTTATTAAAAATAATTTTGATATCAATACTGAAATGGACATTGATAAATCATTTGAATTAATTGCTTCTTGTATTGATAAGATTTATAATGATGAAGAAGTTTGGCCTTCTTCTGATGTCACCAAGAAAGAACTTGTCGATTTCTTAGGGCAAATGAACAGTAGTCAATTTAAAGAAGTTGAAAAGTTTTTTGTCACAATGCCCAAGTTGTCTCACGAATTTAAAGTTATAAATCCAAATACAAAAGTAGAAAGTACTGTAGTATTAGAAGGGTTATCAAGTTTTTTCGCGTAGCGATGTCCCATATGGACCTTGAGAATTATTTTAAAATTAACTTTGCTTTGGTCCAGTATCATAAATACTCATTATGGGAAGTGGAAAATTTGATTCCTTGGGAAAGAGACATCTATATCGCATTATTACAGAATCATCTTGAAGAAGAAAAACTAAAACAACAACAGCAACAAAATGGATGATAAAATTCCAGAAGGACTAGAAGATCTACTAAAAGATATCGTCAGTGGTAATGACGAAGAAGAGTCTAGACCCGATCCTTCTGGAATTTTGGGTGTAAAAAAAGGTAAGATTGATATTAATAAAGTACTTAATAAAAAACCTCCCATAAATCCAGAGAGTTTAAAGGCAGAAACTGACGAAGAAGAAAAAGATAATTTAGAAACTGATAAAGAGTTTAAAACTGATGTTCTTAAGGGACTTAATCAAGTTTTAGCATCCCTTAATGTTATCAAGAGTATTCTCCAAACTCAAAATAAAAATGATAAAAAAGATGAGAATACAAGAAGAATAGAATCTCAAAGAGGTAAACAAAAGTCTAGGGAGAAAGAACTAGAGAAAGATAGAGATGATAGAAATAGAGCTATAAACTTACCTGAAATAAAACCTGTAGGTGGTTTTTTTGATAATGTAATAGGATACTTTAAAAATATACTCATAGGGAGTGTAGTGGTATCGGCACTGAAGTGGATGCAGGACCCCAGAAATAAAGAATCTATTGAAAAGTTTAAAAACTTTATGGTAGATAATGCTCCATTAATTCTTGGAGGAATACTTGCTATTGTTTCTTTACCTATAGCATCAACTTTATTAGGACTTACTACTACCATTATTGGTGGGTTAGTTACACTTGGAGGTGCTTTAGCTGGATTAACTGCTTTAATTCCGGGGGTTGGTTGGGTTTTATTGGGTGCTGGAGCTGTTGCTGGAGGATTTCTTGGATTTAGAAACCTTAAACAATATTTGAGAGGAAAGGATTTTCCTGCTGTTGAGGCTGAGATTAAAAATATTGAGCAAAAACTTTTTTTAGAAAACGAAGAAATTCAAAAACTAGATAAGGATGATCCAGAAAGGAAAAGAAGAGATGAAGTATATCTAGAGACTCAATCTAAAGTTAATAGAATGAAAAAGGAACTTATTCCTAGAATGACAATGACTCAAACTTTGAGAAATAGTGTTAAAGAAACTAAAGAAAAAATAGAAAAAGATGAAAAAAGACTCTTAGGTTTGGACGAGGAATCATCGGCCGCCAAAATATATAAAGCAGATTTAAAAAAATCTAGAGAATTGCTAAAAACATATGAAACAAATCTTCCAATATCTCAAGCAAAGGAAGATGCATTAATGGAAGAACTTTTCCCTGATGGAGTACCCAAAGGAACTATTGAAAAAATAGAGGAGCTTGTAGAAAACTCTAAAAAGCTGGCAAAGTCTATGAATAAAAGTTTGGAGAATCTTAAAGCTGGAGCAGCATCTTTAAGTCAAAATTCAGAAACTTCCGGTTCAGAAACTTCCGATTCAAGTTCAAGATCTGTTGGTGATTATGAAGTAGTTCCAGCTTCTCATTCAGAAACTGGTAGTGGATTTGGAATTAAATCTAGAGATGGGAATCTTGTTTTAGATGCTAATGGAAGACCTGTAGTATTTTCTAAAGAAGGAGCAATGGCTTTTGCCCAAATATTACAAGACTCTGGAGGAATGGTAAAGGGCAGTGATATTGCTAGTGCTCAAAGAAGTCAAGCAAAAAATACTTTAGAAGGAGGAGCACCTGGTTCAAAGCATCTTACAGGAAACGCTATGGACATTCATGGAGATTCTCAAATTTGGTTAAAAGCATATGGTGGAAAGTATGATTGGAATCTCGCACCATATGAAGGGTCTCACGGTGGACATTTTGTTTTTGGTGATGGTGGCAGTTCCGCACCACCTCCACCTACAACTTCTTCTGCTCAAATTTCATCATTTAAACCAACTACTCCAACAATATCTTCCCCAACAGGAAGAAGTGGAATTGGTGGAATACTTCCTATTCCAACAGGAGGTGGAGGTGGTGGTGGATCTTCATCGGGAGCAAATCAAGCCAAAGTTCCAATTTTCTCATCTGATGATCCAAACAACATGTCTATGATGGTCATTAAAGGAATCTATAATGTGGTAGGATAATATGTTATCAGCATTATTAGGAGTCGGTTCAAAATTATTTAAAGCAAAAAAACTTTCTTCTGGCAGAGAGTCGTCTGATGCTGGAAAGAAAATTGCTAAAAATAAGTTTCTTAATATAAAAGATAAGAAGAAGGGTGCTGATCCAATAAAGGAGGGTATGGTAAAGCCCCCAAGAATATCTGCTGAAAAACTTTTACCTCAAAGTAAAATAAACAATCTTCTAAAAGAAACTAAAACTGACAATAATAAAACTAAAGGAGGAGATATAAAAGGAATATTTGGAGAGATTTATAATAGTCTTAACGACATTATAAAATATCTTAAAAACGATAATGAAAATAAAAATAAACAAAAAGAAAGGCAAAGAGTAGAATCTCAAAGAGCAGCAAATAAAGTTAGAGAAAATGAATTAGAAGATAAAACAGATAAGTTTGGTTTCTTAAGAAATATAAGCCTACCAGATGATCCTCTTAATATTGTTGGATACTTTAGAAGTATTCTTATAGGTGCTCTTGTTTTAGCGGTATTAAAAAACCTTGACAAAATTGTCAATTTCTTTAGAAATGTCTATAAAGCTTTTGAAGAATTTATTACTCTTCTTGGAGAGTTTTTGAGTCCAGTATGGGATGGACTGAAATGGATTACCAATGAAGGTGTAAAAATAATTGCTGAAATTATGGGAGTTCCTAAAGAAGATATTGATGCGGATAACTTGTCAAAAAACCTAACCGAAATTGCTAAACTGATTCCGGGAATGGAACAGTTGTTTAATAATATAAAATCAGCAGTAGATTCTCTTGATACTAATTCAAGTTCTTCAAGTTCTCCAAGTTCCCCAAGATCTTCATATGCTAAAGCAGGTGAAATACCATCAGAGGTAACTCAAGACACAGAATTTACTCAAGGAGTAACTAATCTTGCTAAAAAATATAATGTTCCAGAAGACTATCTTTATGCAGTAATGGGATTTGAAACAGGAGGAACTTTTGATCCTTCTGTAAAAAACCAAGCAGGTTCTGGAGCTACTGGACTAATTCAATTTATGGATAGCACTGCTGAAGGATTGGGAACAACAACAGATAAATTAGCAGGAATGTCCAGATCTGAACAGCTAGTATATGTTGACAAATATTTTTCAGGTAAAGGAATTGAAGGTGGAAGTTTGTCTGATATCTATATGGCAGTTTTGTTTCCAGCAGCAGTTGGAAAACCCGATGACTTTGTTTTATTTGGAAAGGGCGCTATGAGTGGTTATACTGGAAAAGCATATGAGCAAAACAAAGGACTCGATAAAAATAATGATGGAAGTATTACTAAAGCAGAAGCATCAGAATCTGTATCTAGATATCTACCAAAAAATTCTGTCCCTTCAAATATACCAGAATACGATGAGAATAAAACATACAAAGTTGGTGATGTTGTAATGAAAAATGGAAAGAACGTGAAATTTGATGGATTTGGATGGGCAGAAGTTCAAGGAATAACTTCTCAAAACTTAGGAGGAGGACAAGCACCGGCAGCACCAGTACCAGAACCACCAGCAGCACCAGCACAGGTTATTTCTTTAGAACCTAAAGCATCATCCAGCGTTTCAGGTATTTCTGAAAGAGCAGAATATGAAATTCCTGCAGGTTCTAGTCAAGTTTTTCTTATGCCACAACAATCTGGAGGTAATATTATAGTTTCTGGTGGTGGAGAAATGATGCCACCTATCATAGGACCTAAAAAGATTGATATATTAAATAGTTTATATCAGGCACAGTTAATTGGATTCTTATATAAGCAAGGATAATGGCAAATACTAATACAAGATCTGGTAATATAAATAAGTTCCAAGTTTTTTCCAATAAGGGAAACAGTAGTGTAGACTTATCTGCAGGTGCTCAAGAAATATATTATTACGAAAGTGTATTATCAAATTCCGTTTCACTCACAAGCACCATTATTGAAACTGGATACAGCTTAACTGATAGTGATAAAACTTTCAATAAAGGAATACTTGATACATTGCCGATTAGAGGTGGTGAACAGGTAATAATTGAAATAGAAGATGCTCAAGAACAAAGCACCAAGTTAAAGTTTTCTGGTGACAGTTCTTTTTATGTCAATAGAGTTCGAGATATTAGTCCAGAAACTCAAAGCGATCTTTATTATATTGATATGTGTACTAGAGAGTTTATAGCAAATGAACAATCAAGATGTGTGAATCGTTATAATGGACCTACATCTGCAAGTGTATCTAATATACTAACAGATCAGAGAGGTTTAAACTCTCAGAAAAATTTAGACATAGATCAAACAAATCTTACTTATAACTTTATAGGAAATAGTAGAAAACCTTTTTATGTTTGTACTTGGTTAGCATCTAAATCTGTACCAGCAAATGTTGGCGAGATTGGAGCAGCTGCTGGATACTTTTTCTATGAAACATATGATGGATTTAAGTTTAAATCTATTGATAATTTATTTAAACAAAGTCCTAAAAAGAAATACATTCACACAGGAACTGAATCTTTGCCTGTTGGATATGATGCTTCTATATTATCTTACCAAATTAAAAGGGATATAGATTTACAAAGTAATCTAACTCTAGGAACATATTCTAATAGAACTTTGTTCTTTGACTTTTTTGCTATGGAATATTTGGAAAGAGATTTTAATGTAGATGAAAACCAGCAAAATGGAAAGATAGTTTCTGCTAGTGAAAACGACATTACTTATGTTGCAGATGAATTTAGAACTCCAACATCAAGATTAATGAATCATATTCTAGACATTGGAGTTCTTCCTCCAGGAAAAAATTCAGAAGAGGAGTTGAAAAACTGGAAGTCGAAGTTAAAGAACCCAACATATGATGCTCCAAAGACGATGGTTCAAGCAATCATGAGATACAATCAACTCTTTACTATTAAGACAGAAATTATTATTGCTGGCGATTTTTCTTTAAGAGCAGGAGATTTAATCTATTGTGACTTTCCACAATTAACAACGGAAAAAAACCCTGAAGTAAATAATGATAAAGAATTTGGCACAGGTGGCATATATATGATAGCGAGCTTATGTCATAGAATAACTCCAAGAGATACTTTTACAAGTTTAACTCTTGTCAGAGATACCTTCGGAAGAAAACCGTTTAACTAAAATGGAAAAGAAAACACTTCAACAACATATAAATGATGACATTGACGAACTCGATAATGTGGATTTAAATCCACAAAGAAGAAGACATATTACTAGCGAACTGGATCAACTAGAGCAGTATCAAAGCAACCATCCTGATACAGATCATGATCCAAATCCACTTGAACTATTTTGCGATTTAAATCCAGACGAACCAGAATGTAAAGTATTTGACCTATAATGATAGAACAAGGATTCCTAAAAAAGCATTATGTTGGAAGAGATGGATTTGTCTGGTGGATAGGACAAATAACTGATAGTAGAGAGTGGAAATCAAATTTAGCTGAATATAGAGTAACAACTCTAGATGAAAATCCTGGTTTTGATTATAGGTATAAGGTTCGCATTATGGGGTATCATACCTCTAGTGAGGACCTAAAGGACTCTGAACTTCCTTGGGCAAGTGTAATGCTTCCAGTTACTGCGGGTGGAGGCACTGGTGGTTCATCTCAAACACCAAATTTGAGACAAGGAAACTTTGTTTATGGTTTCTTTGCTGATGGTGAAGATGGACAACAACCAATAATTATGGGGGTATTGGGATATAACCAATACACTCCAATAGTTAATGGTACATTAAAAGGAAACTCACCGTTTAAACCGTTTGAAGGATATACAAATAGAGAAACTGTTGCTACTTATAGTCTTAGAACAACCAATACAGACCAAACACCAGCAGCTAGTCCTGGAAACAGCACCAATTTAAATAAAACAAAAATTCAGGATTCTACTGGTTATAATAATCTTTCAGATGGTGCTTCAGCACAACAAAAACTGGAGGGTACTAAAGAAATTACAGTAGCACTAACTTCTGTTTGTGAAAAGCAACCTTTAGGTGGCATTCAGTTAGAGATAAAAAACCTTATTATGAATTTGGAGAATGCAAAGAACAGTATAAATGATTGGAAAACAAGAGTTTCTACTAACATTGCTGATGCTCAAAAATTTATAGATGAAAAAGTTCAACTTGCTTCCAAAAAAATTGCGGAAGGAGTCCAATGGGTAATTAGAGAAATAGAAAAAAGAACTATTGATAGGCTTGAAAATGCACTAAAGGTTGGATACTCTAATCTATTTCCAAATACAAGAGCATCTGCTAAAGAAGGAATTGCTGGTGTATTAGATGCAGCTGCTTGTGTTTTTAGAAAAATTCTTAAGAACCTTTATTCTATAGTTTCTAAATTATTGGTTGGAGTCGTAGATAAAGTTGTCAATGTTCCAAGATGTTTTGCTGAAGAATTTTTATCCACTGTTCTTGGTGGAATTGTTGGAGAAATATCCAGCGGAATAAAAAGTATTTTGTCTACGGTCACTGGTTTAGTAGGAACTGTAGCAGATCTTGCTGGTGACATAATTGGTTTTATTCAAGATATATTTTCATTCTTATCTTGTGACGAGCAACCAGAGTGTCCAACTGTTGATACTTGGAGTCCTTGGGATGGTCCATCAAAATCCGAATCAATTAACTTGGGAAGATTGATTAGTGGAATTAAATCGAAGGTTAAAGGCGGTGTAGATTCTGTCACAAACGTAGTAGATTCTGTATCAGCAATACCAGGGAACATTGCTAACAGTGTAAATGGGTTTATACAAAACCCTCTTGGCGGGAACTGTGATGTTGGTCCTTTACTTTGCGGTCCTCCAACAGTACAATTTTTTGGTGGTGGAGGAAGTGGTGCTTCTGGAAACGTTATTGTTGATTTTGCCGGAAGTATTATAGGAGTTGATCTTACAAGCACTGGGGGTGGATATAGTAGACCACCATTTGTAAGTTTTCAGGATACTTGTGGTACAGGAACTGGTGCTGTAGGAAGAGCAATACTTAGATTTAGACCTGACACTAAAGAAAAGTCAAACCAAACAGATGAGATTGGTGGTGAAGATGGTAATGATGGAGAACTTAATTTCAGTGGTTCTTCAGGTTCTCCTGGAGCTACGGCAGATCCTGCAACTTCAGGAATAACTACAACAGGAGGACCAATAAATACCGATGGTTTTCAGAATGGTGAAGTTATTGCTGTTGTAATCGAAGACCCTGGATATGGATATCTTTACCAACCAGATGGTTCTCAAGGTGGTGGTGGAAGAACTTTTGCTAACTATTGCGAAACTATAGTTAGAAGAGCAAATGGAACTTATGATGTTCCTTATGTCTCTGGTAAGATCATTTCCCTAAAAGTTGGAGACTGGGTTCAGTTTCCAAACCAAGCAGCATTTAAAATAACTGAAGACCAAGAAGTTACCGCACCTACTTGTGAAGACTTACAATCTCCCGGTCAATCAAATCCAACAGATACAACAACATCATATCCCGTTGATCTTGTCATTGGAGACTTTGAAATAATCAACCCCGGTTATGACTACCAAGAAGGAGATACTGTTGTTAACGATAATGACGATACTTTTAGTGCTGTAGTAACATCAGTAACTTCTACTGGTGCTATAAGATCTGTTGAACTTTTAGATGCTGGTAGACCTTCCATTGAATATACAAAACTTTTTGTAAATAGTGATGCTGGATTTAATGCTGTAATACTTCCAAAGTATGATATTACTAGGTTGACTCCGGAAGAAGTTGAAATTAAATTGACCCAAGGTCAAGAAGTATTATCTGTAGTAGACTGTGTAGGTAAAGTATAATGCCAAGAAGAAAGGACAGTACGTCAGTAAGATATGGAACACATCACGGTGAAATAAAATTCGGGCACATTCACGACGATGATGTTCAAGCTGGAGTCATGCTTCGTGCTGGAGTTGACGCTGGAAGACATTATATGAGTATGGATTCCACTGGTTCTCCAACCAGAAAAGGTGGAACTATTAATAAATGTCCAGGAACTTATCAGATTTTATCTGGACAAGATGTTCCAGAAGATATTCCTGGTCTTTATTTTGAAGCAGAGAGTGGTGATATTGTAATAAAAGCTCCTAATGGAAGAATTAGAATAGAAGCAATAAATATTGATATGAGAGCCTCTGGAAGTGGAGGTAATAATGGAGTCGTTGTAATTGATGCCAATGAAAAAGTAATAGTAAAAGCTCCATCTATAGACATAGATAGTAAAGTATCTACAAAGGTTTTTTCCGAAAAAACTGTTGAGGTTATTGGAAAAAATATTCTTAACATTTATGGAGGACTAGTTGACTGTGCAGATGGAGCATCATCTATCTACCCATCAAAACCTTCTCCCAAAGTTGGAATTAGTTTATACGAAAACGAAAGAAGACTTTTTAATTAACTAGAAAAATGAATTTACCACAATACGAACACTGGGATTTGTCTCTTAGAGGTAAACTTATAGGTTCAAATGAAATTGAACTTCCTGAAGAGTGGGAAAAGTATATTGACATAAGATCAATAACAGTTTCAATTACTCCTATTGGAGCAAGACAAAATATAATTGTAAAAAGAGCGGATACAAAAAAAGTTTATTTGGAAAGTTATGGTTTTCCAATAGAATGTTACTACCACATATACGCAAACACAAAGTAGAATGAAAGTACCAGATCTATACGTAGGAAAACAATTATTTGTTGGAACTGGAGCACCTACTGCTTTGGGGATTGGTCCTGTAGCAGCAAGAGGTTCTGCGTATATTGAAGGTCCAACAATTACAGGAGACCCTTCTGTTTTTCCTTTTGCGTTTGGTTGTGCCAACGTAGGTCCCCCAGTAAATGCAGAAGCTATACCTCCAGTTCCTATCATTCCAGGTTTTGTAGCGGGTTTTAATCACTCTCCATATTCTCTTGCGGTTGTTGGTGATGCTGCTATATTCAATGACTTAACAGTAAATGGTCAGATAGAAGTAGGAACAAATCTTATTGCTCAAGGTGAGGTTATTGCTAGAGTTCTTGGTAAACCTCATATACTTTCAGTCAAAAAAGACTTTGATATTAAGCACCCCACCAAAGAAGGTTGGAGACTTACTCATGCTTGCTTAGAAGGTCCAGAAGCAGGAGTATATTATAGAGGTAAGACCATAAATAACGATAAGATAATCTTACCAGAATACTGGAAAGGTTTGGTTGATGAGGATACTATTACTGTAAATATAACTCCAGTAAAATATCACCAAAATATTATGGTAGAAAAAATAGAAGACAATACTGTTTTCTTAAATGAAAAGGATGGTTTGGAAATCAATTGCCACTTCCATGTTTATGGTGAGAGAGTTGATACTGAAAAATTAATCCCAGAATATGAAGGAGAGATAGAAGACTATCCAGGAGATAATTCTCAAAGGTCTATTGTTGGTTGGAATTATGATGTTAAGAAATAGAAGTAAATAAAATGCCTCTTACCCCAGAAATAAAAAAGACAAAACCTAGTAAAAATAGTACTTTCAAACCAAGGTCTGTAGGTAAGACTGATTGTTCAGATCCTCCTATTAGTGGATTACCTTCTTTTAATTATGATTGGGTTCCTAAGTATGACAATGGAGATTCGGAACCAATTAAGGATTTAGATCTTCCTCCTTCATGTGTGCCTTGGTATTATTATTACATGAAGGTGGGATCTATATGGGCGTTTGATAATATAATTACAGAAACAAATTTGCTTGCCAGAGGTGAGGTTGTTGGAAATAATGGAAGACATGTTCTATCAAATAAAAAGAATCTTCCATTTGACATGCCCCACCCCAACAAAAAGGGTTGGAGGTTAAGGCATGTTTGTATTGAGGGTCCTGAGATTGCTGTATATTGTAGAGGAAAGGTTCCAGAGAATGGAGTAATTAATCTCCCTTCTTATTGGGAAGGACTGGTTAATAAAGATGATATGTCAATAAGTCTTACTCCTATTGGACATTGGCAAGAACTTTTTGTAAAAGAAGTTAAGGGCAATCAAGTTATTGTTGGAAACAACGCAGCAAATGCAATTAAAGCAGACTACTATATTGTAGGAAGAAGATTAGATGATGACCTTATTGTAGAGTATGAGGGCGATTCCTACGAAGATTATCCTGGAGGAAACGAAGGATATTCTTTCAACTACGATAACGACTATGTTGAAAGTATTATTAAAAAAGAAGTCAACGACATAATGAAGAATAATGTTTAATCAAGATCAATGGTTTCTAAACTCACCTGAAGATACTGCTATACAGGCATATGGTCCTACAGGAATAGCTTCGACTCCAGCACCTTTTGAGTTTGAAATATTAGATCCTTGTGGTGTAGGAACTTACACTGGGGAAATACAAATTATAGATTGTGCTATTGAAGCTCGCGTTGGAATAGGAAGTACTTTACCTGAACAAAGAGTAGATGTTTCTGGAAGCGTAAAGATTGATGAAAAAATTTATGACTCTGTAAATTCTCCTGGAAAAATAGCTTACCTTATGTCAACAGATATTCGTGGAATAAGATGGGTTCCTCCTCTTGCAGAACCACCAGGACCAGGACCTGGAATAGGAACATCCACATTTATATTCATATTGGAAGAAGGTGTACCAATTTTCTAACGACCATTTTCATCATTAATAAATAAGTTTATATTAAAATAGAAGCATGGCATTCTTTTATGTATTATCAGACGGAGTATATGTGCCAACCACAGACTTGGCACAGTCCTTCGCTGCACTGAATTTCAAACAAGCAAATAGTTTAGGTATTGGAACAGATACTATAATTCCAGAACCTAATCCAGACAATCCTGGTTGGGTTGCAGACATTAAAACTCAAGATTTTTGGGGATATACTGATGATGGTAATGAAAATTTATATAGATTTACCAGTATTGGAATTGGCACAGACCAAATAAATACTACTCTGGATATTTCTGGAACTCTAAATGCTACTGAACAAGTAACTTTTGGTGGACAACTTGATGTTGTTGGAGTGACTACTTTTAATGACAATGTTGGATTCAAGTCTACAATTACAGATTCTAATGAGGGTATTGGAAAAACTGATTATAGATTGGCATCATATCCTGGTATTGGAGTTTCTTGGAGACCTCCTGGAGTAGAAACAGAAAATACTATTTGGGTTACTTTGGATGGAGATGACAACAATACTGGTTTCTTAGAAGGAGATGCTAAGAGAACTGTAGGAGCAGCAGCTACAGTTGCTCAAGGTGGAGATACAATCTTTATCAGACCCGGAGTTTATAATGAAGAAAACCCAATTGGACTTAGATCAGATGTCACAGTCTCTGGTCAGGACATTAGACTTGTAAAACTAGTTCCTATTAATAAAGGAAAAGACTTTTTCCATGTGAGAAGAGGATGCTTAATCGAAAACCTGTCATTTACATGTGAACCAGATGGTCTTGGTGGGTTTGTACCAAACAATGGAGGAGCTGCTGTTGCCTTTGCTCCTAGTAATATATCGGGAATTGCCACAAGTGGTTTTATTGAGTTGGGTCCAGTAGCAGAAGGTCCTACTGGAAGATGGAGAAGTCCTTACATTAGAAACTGTACAAATTTCATGCCTCAAAGTATTGGTATGAAAATTGATGGGGACGATGCTACTGCTACTGTTATTGGTGGAGGAGCAGACCTTAAGTGTATGGTTTGCGATTCCTTTACTCAATATAACGAAGCTGGTGTTGGCGTTTCAATTACAAATAATGGATATGCTCAGTTAGTTTCTATCTTTACAATTAACTCAGACATTGGAATTTATTGTGATACAGGTGGTTCATGTGACCTCACAAACTCAAATACATCATTTGGAAACTATGGTTTATATGCAGTAGGTCTTGGTAGAACTGAGTTTAGAGGGACTGTATGTGCAGCAACAACAGATTCTACTGACACGGTTTGCTTTACTGACATGAGAGATGTTGTCACTGGCAACTTTAAACGTCCTTATGATGGTCAAGCACTATTCTTTAAAATTGATACTGTAAGAGGTCTATTGACCGAACCTTTACAGGAAATACAAAGCATTGTAATCAATTCGGGGACTTTTGGAAGTGGATACAGTCCATCTGCTCCTCCAAGTGTTTCTATTCTTGACACCACAATAAACAGTCCAGATCCCTTAGGTCCAGAAGGAATTATTGCAGAGTTTAGTCCAACAATAAACAGCAGTGGAGAGATATCTGAAATTGATGTTGTTAATAGTGGAAGAAATTATTTGCCAAGTCAAATTCAAGATCTTGTTGTAGTTGTTAATGGTGTACCACAAAGCACAGGAAGTCCTGGTAGCGGTGCAGATTTTACAATAATTGCAAAACCAATTTATTATACAGTTTCTGAAGCAACAGAACCAACTTCTCTTGGAGAAACTGAGATTATATTTAATGAGTTTATTCCGTATTTAATTGATGTTGGTGTTGAAGTAGAACTAAAAAGAATCTCTAGAATTTTAACAAGTTCACACTCTTTTGAATATGTTGGTGCTGGTACAAGCATAAATAGTGTGACTCCTCTTCAGGGAGGGGTTCCAATTAAAGCGAATGAAATTGTTCAACTTGAAGGTGCTCAAGTACCTTTTACAAGTACTGATCAAAAAGGAAACTTTGATATCGGTGAAGGATTTCAAATCAACCAACCAACATCAACAATCCGTGGAAGAGCATTTAGTAAAGCGATTCAAGCGGAGTTGACTCCTCTTATTCTAGCATTAGGAAGATAACATGGCAGTAGCACCACTTAATAAATTTATCAATGTATCTGTTCCTGTAGCACCAGGAGAGCAAGTTGTTTACACAACACCAACAGGAGTTTCTTCTATTGTGTTGTTTGCACAAGTTGCCAATGTCGCAAAGGGTGAACAGTATCCTGAAGTTACATGTTTGAGAAGAAGAACTACTAGATTGGGCAACACTAATGATATTAGAGTTGTTAAAGGCGCAAAGGTTTATCCTAATGATACTTTGGTTATTATTGATGGAAGATTTGTTCTAGAGAAAACCGCTTTAGTTTCAGACTCTTTAGTAATTCATGGACCATTAGATTCTGTTGGCATTAGAACAGTTTTTAATTGTCTATATGATACCAATACAGGAGTTACTACAGTCACAACAACAGCACCCCATAACTTTGTTGCAGGTGATGAAATTACTATGAGTGGACTTGAGTTTTCATGCCCACCCGGAACTAGTGGTATTACTACTAACATTTTTCCATCACCGCAGGCAACTTTTACAGTTGATACTGTAGGAACAAGCACAGTATTTACAACAAATACTGGTGTCGGTGCCGGAATCACACATAATTATGTTGGTGGGGGATTAGTTGCTCCTATAGAACTAGAATTTAGCTGCAGTATCTTAGAGAACAGTATCGTATGAGCCTACAGCACATCACCGGAAGGAAAAGAATACCTGGCTATGCTGGTCTTACTACTGGCAGAGACCTTCAATTGCGTATTCAAGAGGCAGAGCCTAACTTAGGTTTTCCTACAGAAAAAACTCTACCTCTTAAAAGTTCATACTATCAACTTGTAACTTATGATGGTGGTGATGTTGGCGAAAGATATTGGCAAGTAGCTCCAGGAACTGCAGTAACTGGAATTAGTGTTTTTGATGAAGGTTTTATCGTAGGTACTGGCAACAGTATCGTAAGGTTAAACTTTTCTGGAGTTGCTATTGCGGCAACTGCAACAGCTTTTGATCCAATAGCATATATTACAGTTGCCCCTCCAGGAAATAATACAGAAATTTTATTTAAAGAAAGTGGTGATTTCTCTACGTCTTCTTCATTCACTTTCGACAATTCGACCGATACCTTTAGAGTTGGTATTGGTGGAACAGTAATTACAACACTTTCTGATGGAAAGGTTGGTTTAAATTCAACTTCACCAGAAAGAACTTTAGATGTTATTGGTGACCTAAAATTAACCGGAACAATATATGATTATAATGATCTGCCAGGTTCTCCAAGTGACATTCTACAAAAAAATGCTCTTGGTGGAATTGACTGGGTTGCTTTAACAAGTGTCAAATCTGGTGCAGGAGGAACTATTACTAATGTACAGTTCCATGGAAACACTGGTTTGGTAGATGGTGATGACAGTTTTGTCTTTATTAAGGGCACATCTTCTGTTGGTATAGGAACTACAAATCCAATAGCAAACTTAGAAGTTCAAGGAAGTTCTTTGTTCTCTGGTCCTACTTTTAAAGTAGAGAGCATGTCGGCAATAGCAACCCAAGGTTCTATTGAGATAAACATTGAAAAGTCCAATATTTCATCAAACAATAGACCATTTTTTATTAGAACTTTTAGTTCTACAACCTTAGATCAGAACTACATGAACTTTGATCTCCACAATGGAGTTCTGGGAGGTTCTGCAAATGTAATGTCTCTTCGTGCAGATAGTGATGTTGGAATTGGAACTAATAATCCAACTAAACAATTACATTTATCTAAGTTTGGAAACGTTGGTGGAATTAGATTTGGAGATGCTCATCTCTACACTTTTGGAACTTCATCTCTAAATGATAAAGGAAGTCCAACATTTAAAAACCTAAATGCAAATTCTAATACATCTTTAAGTATCATTCCTAGTGGAGCTAGTAACTCATCAGACCTTTCTGTTTATGCCACAGATTATGACTTAGCACCTACTAATTGGAATAATTTTAGAATAGTTGCTAATCCAGGCTTACCTTACATTAGAGTTGATACTTCATCAGCAACTGGTTTAACAGGAAAAGATATTTCAATTGAGACCCAAGTAGATTTTGGAGGAACTAATAGACCTAACGCAGGTCAGTTATACCTAAAGAATGATGGAAATGTTGGTCTTTCTACAGAAAATCCACAAAGAACTCTAGATGTTTTTGGAACATTTAGACTTACTGGAGCATTTACTGCTGGAGATGGTACTCCAGGTGGTACCGATAACGTATTAGTATCCACAGTAACCTCTACAAAGTGGGCAGACCTTAGCAGTCTTACTATAGGAACTGCAGAGAATGCAAATAATGTCGCAACTATAGAAAATACTAGTAGCGGAGACTTTTTCTTAACATTTGTAGATTTTAATAATCCATCTCCTACTGTAGTTTATGAAAAGGTTTATACATCTTCAAACTTTAAAATAAACCCTCATAGTACAGTATTAGGTTCTAGTACTTTTACTTTTGAAGGCAAAAGTATAATTGGAAATGAAGCAAATAATGCAAACATTAATAGTATTGCGGATCCAGCAACGGCAATAGGTCCAAATGCTTATAGGGCATTGAATATAGTCGATACTGATGCTACTATTAAAGTAGCAAGATTGACTGATGATACTGATAAAGATGCTGCTGTAGACCTGCAAATTAGAAGTGCTGATGGATCTACACAAAGAGCTTTATGGGATATTTATGGTGGAATTTATGGTCTAGGATCTAGAAATGGTCTTACAGGTAAGCAAAGAACTGGGTTCTTTATTTCTACAGACGGAAACTTTTTAATTGGAAGTACACAAACAAATCCAGAACTAATTGCAGCTGATGTTACATTATATGGTTCTAGCAATATCCTTCAAGTATTAGGAGATTCTTACCTTGATGGTAATGTTGGAATAGGAACAAGCGTACTTTCTGATAAGTTGAGAGTCGAAGGAGACGCTTATGTCACAGGTGCATTTAAGGACTCTGGCGGCAGTCCCGGCGGAACTGGGCAACTTTTACAAAGTAATATAACATCTACACAATGGGTTGATCCAAGTGGACTTATAGCAGGCACAGCAGATGCTTTAACAAATCCTCAAGATTTTGAAATATCTGGAGATGGCCTTGCTGGCCCAGTTTCCTTTGATGGCACTGCTGGTGTAAATTTAAATTTCACTCTTGGCGATACAACAGTTGTTGCCAATAACTATGGATCTGATACACAAATTCCAGTTTTCAGTGTCAACTCACAAGGTCGGATTACTGGAGTAACCAACACTAATATAAATTTTGCCGGTGCTGTTGCTGGTAGAGCAAATGAAATAAAAACTTCAACTACTGGAGCAGGAACAACTCACTATCTTACCTTTGTGCAAGATAATAATCCTGCTACTCCTGACGAATATGAACCTGTATATACTGACGATTCTATACAGTTTTTCCCTAATATAAACACATTTAAGCTAACTAACGGTCAAGCACAGGCATCAGATAGAGCAGCCATGTGGCTGCACAACACATCAGGAGCAATAGTATTTGATGGTGGGGCAAACAAGAGAATATCCTACAGTGATGGTGGAGGTGATTTCACTATTAGAAGTGGTTCTTATTATAATACTGGGGGAGATAAGTACATTAAATCTCCTACGGTTGGTGATGGTGGAGCAGCAAATATAGTCCTTTCCAGTGATGCTAAATCAGGAGTAATTGATTTCCAAACTGCAAAAATTGGAGCACCTGGAAATGCAATAACATATACCACTGCTGTTAGGGTTTCTGCAGCAGAGACAGCATTACTTCCTGTTACGCCTGATAATATAGACTTAGGAACTTCAACCAGAAAATGGAAGGATGTTTATGCTAACAATTTTGTAGGAGCTTTTGTAGGAACGGCAGAAAACAGCCAACAACTTTCCATAGGAAGAACTGTAACAAATGGGGATTATTATCCAAGTTTTGTTAAACTAGATAATGATCCTCGCAAATTTGAAAACTTCTATACCAATCCAGGTTTCAAAATTACTGAGTCTGGAACTAACATAGTTAGACTTGAAACAACTGGAAATATTGCAATATCTCATTCAGGCAGCATTGCTTTAACTCTTAATGATGGTGAAGGAGATGCCAATGTTACATTTAACCACGAAAATGGAGTTCCTGATAGAGATGGAAATGCTGCAAGAATAAGATGTAATGTAGATTCCACAACTGTGATTGGAACTTTAGAGTTTCAAACTAGTACAGGAATTTCTGTTTCTGGTGGAGGAGTTACTAATGGAACTCCAGTATCTTTGACAACAAGAGCTCTTGTTGATGAGACTGGTCTTATTCCTGGTGATGACAATATTTATCATTTGGGTTCACCAACAAGAAGATGGGATAATGTTTATGCTGCAACATTTAATGGACAATTTGTTGGAACTGCAGACACAGCAATCAAAATAAGAACGACAGCACTTAATTCTTTTGCGGATCCAGTATATTTAACTTTTGTTGATGACAATAACGATCCAGGTTTAGATGAAGATCTTCGTACAAATGGCAATTTATCCTACAATATCAACAGCAACACTCTCACATTTACTAACGCAGATATTTCTGGAAACATTGATGTAGATGGAACCACAAGTCTTGACAACACAACAGTCGATGGAACTTTAAATGTAACTGGAAATATTACCTTAGGCAATGCCGGAACTGATACAGTAGCATTCAATGCAAGGTCTAGCACTAATTTAATACCCTCTACGGACAGTTCTGTTGACTTAGGTACAAATACAATTCGTTGGAGAAATGTTTACGCTGATAATTTTGTAGGAAATATTTCTGGAAATTCAACATCTTCAGATACAATTGATACTCAGGTAAGAAATACTGGAGACAATTTCTTAACATTTGTAGACTTTAATAACCCATCTGCTACTCCAGAAATATTATATACAAATGCTAATATCAAATATAATGCAGGCACTAATACATTATCATCTACTAATGCGACATTTAGTACCGCTTTAACAGTAGGTGGAGCTGCAACCTTTAATGGCAATGTATCTTTAGGTAATGCTAATACTGATAGAGTAACATTTAATGCAAGACCTAATAGTAGCATTATTCCATCTGCAAATAATACATATAACTTAGGGGCAGATACACTTCGTTGGGGAACTATTTACGCCACCACTTTTGACGGTTCAGTTACTGGTGGCGCAGGTTCAGCAGCTCAAGTAGAGACTACTCAAAAAAATGAGTCAGCTAATATTGACTATATTACTTTTGTTGATACAAATCCAACTGGTCCTACATCACAAAATCTAAATACAAGTTCGTATTTGTACTTTAGACCAAGCGCCACTGTCGCCAATAGACGTTTAACTGTTGACGCAAATTTATCAGTATCAAATACGGCAAACTTTAATGGTAATGTAGTTTTAGGTAATGCTAATACTGATAGAGTAACATTTAATGCAAGACCTAATAGTAGCATTATTCCATCTGCGGATAGTACATATGACTTAGGTGCAAATACAATTCGTTGGAGAAATGTTTACGCTGATAATTTTGTAGGAAATATTTCTGGAACTGCAGGTGGAATTACTGGTGCCGATATAGGTTTCGCTGGAGGAGATGTTACATCTGCTGCTCAGACTTTTGATGGATCTGCTAATCTTACTTACAATTTGCAACTTGTTGATATTCTTCCTCCTGCAGTAGTTGGTGCGACTTATGGTAATGCTACAACAGTACCAACTGTACAAGTAGATAGAACGGGAAGAGTAACTTCAATTGGAACTGCTTCAATTACTTTCCCAGCAGCTTCATCGAGTATATCTTATAGTGCTTTTAGAGCTCTTACTACAAATGGTGCGGTCATTTCAAGCAATACGAACAACGAACTCATAACATTTGCAGCAAATGAAGCAGGTTTTATTTTGCCTACTATTACGGCAACAATTCCAACTGGTTTCAAAGTTACAATTAAAGTTCTTAGTGGAGCTGGAAATAGTGTAAGAAGAGCTACTGCTGGAGATTTGATAAATGGTCTTGATGAGAACTTAATACTTGATGTTTCTCCATCTTCTTTTGATATCGTACTTACAAACATTGGTGGAACTCGTCAATGGATAACTATATAAATAAAACTAAGATAGAGTAAGGTAATGAGTAGATTAAGTAGTTTCACAGGAAAAAACTTTGAGAACTATACTGATGGAGGAGTTACTTCAAATAAATTCCTAAACTTTGCAGATAACTTAAATGTCATTTATGTTCCTTCTTCGGCAGTTATAAGTTCATATTCTGTAAACAACTTTCCAGTATTTGACGGTTTCGATAGAAAAGTTATTACATTCACTCTAATTAAAAATCAACCAACTCTCCCATTAGCCCCAACTCTTCCAAATTCTTTCATATTAAATGGTTCTAATGGGTCAACTAGAGGTTTTTCAAGTGCTCAAATTCTTTGGTTAGATGGAGTCGCACCAGCTCCACAAGCAGGAGTAACTCAGTTTATTAACTTCATTGTGGTTAATACTGCCACTGCAAATCCAAGTGGGGCAAGTCTTAATCAATACACAGTTTACGGAAACTTAAACGGTCCTTACTCATGAGTCCATTTATTTCTAGAGCTTTTGATAATCTTGGTATTATATTTCCTTCTTTAATTAGAGGAACATTTCTCTCTATTACTACTTTAGATTCTTCAAAAAACGAAGGAAATACTGGTGCTACTGCATTTACTTTTTCTATACTTAGAACTGGAAATTTAAATGTAACTAGCTCAGTGAACTGGGCTGTTAATGTTACTGGATTAACAAATCCAGCTGCACCTAGCGACTTTGTTGGAGGATTATTTCCTGGAGGAACTGCCAACTTTGCAATTGGTATAGATCGTGTAGATATAACAGTTAATGTTGCTGGTGATACTGTTGTTGAACCCGATGAAAATTTTAATGTTGCACTTGATCTTCCTATTAATGCGGAAATCATTCCAGGACAAGGAAGCACTAGTGGAATTATTCTAAATGATGATGTTCCGCCACCACCACCACCGCCACCACCACCGCCGCCACCACCGCCGCCGGAACCGGCAGCATTTAGCTATCCATTAACAATTGGAGCTTTTTGTGTTGGTGGTGGAGGAGGAGGAGGAATTGTTCAAACTGTAGATTCTGCCGGAGCAGGCGGCGGCGCTGGAGGTGCTGTTGCAAACCAACCAGCTTTAATAACGTTACCATCTTCAGGACTGGGACTTGATATTCTAGTAAATTGTGGAACGGGTGGAGCAACTCAACAAAGAGGATCATTTTCTGCAGCTGCCATAACTCCTTCAACAGCTATTCCTGGTCCTTCAGGAGTTACGAGACAAGTTACAGCTGCAGGAGGAGGTGGTGGTGGTTCCGGTGGTACTGCAGCTGGAAGTCTAGGAGATAATGGATCAACTTCTACAATTGGAGGATCTCCCCTTGCAAGTCAAACAGCTGCAGGTTCATTGATCGTGGCCTCACTTGGTGCTGGTGGTGGAGGAGTTGGATCCGGTGGATTTCCTGGAGGACAACCGGGGCAGAGTGCCGTCAATGCAGCGGGCGTCCTTGTACAATCTGGTGGCGGCGGATCTGGATCTCAAGGAGGAGCACCCGGATATGCGTTTCCAAATGCAGGACCTGGAGGATCTGGAGTATTCGGAAACAATTTCTTCCCACCAGCTCCTTTCCCATTGAAGAGGATTAATGGATATGGTGGAGGTGGCGGCGGAGGAACCTCTAGTGGTGGTTCTGCAGGTAGTGGAGGCACTGCAGGTGGGATAAATCCAACTGGTGGTGGACGAGGAGGTTCATTTAATTCAGGACCTGCTCAATCTGGTGCCCCAAATTCAGGTACTGGAGGTGGAGGAGGTTATAGAAGGTTTTTTGGATCAAATAACGGATCATCCGGAAGTGGAAATGGAGGACCTGGAGTTGTGTATATTAGGCATCTAGGAAATTCTTCTACTAATACAATACTTACATCATTAACAGGTTGTTCTGCTGCTGTTTCTCCTAATGGATATGTTTATATTAGATTTAATAATTCTGGAGAAACAAGGAGAGGACTTAAATAACCCTTGACACCTCCGACCCACCGTGCTATGATAGTCAGGTAATCAACGAACGAGACCAAATGTCTGATGAGTATCTGACTCGCTGCGTGGTGGACCCCATCAAGCGCACTGTGTATATCTATTCCAGTGAGGGGTCAGAAAAGGAAGTGGTCTGTGAAACCACCGAAGAGTTTATGAATGTGCTAAAATTTGTTCGTGCCACACTGGGAGAAGACACTCTTGCTTATGCAAGTCCACTCTGAGGGAAAATCGAC